GAGTTTGCGAGTTATCTATTGCCGTCGTGGTTTTTGGGGAAGTACCCGAATAAAAAGATTATTCAGACATCGAATACGTCGGACCTGGCGGTTAACTTTGGCCGGAAGGTTCGAAATCTTGTTGATAGTGAAGCGTATGCCAAGGTGTTTCCTGGTGTGGCGCTCCGTCAGGATAGTAAAAGTGCTGGTCGTTGGGCGACGAATCAGAATGGTGAGTATTTCGCTATTGGTGTTGGCGGTACGGTGACGGGTAAAGGTGCTGACCTTTTGATCATTGACGACCCGCATAGTGAACAGGAAGCGGCGTTAGCCAGTGGGGATCCTAGCGTTTTTGATAAAACGTATGAGTGGTATACGTCGGGACCTCGTCAGCGTTTACAGCCGGGTGGGGCGATTGTTATTGTGATGACGCGCTGGGCGGATAGGGATTTGACTGGCCGGGTGTTGAAAGATGCCCAGATGCGGGATTCACTGGGTGAGTGGGAAGTGATTGAGTTTCCCGCGATTATGCCTAGTGGGAATCCGCTGTGGCCAGAATTTTGGTCGCCGAAAGAATTGGAAGCGCTTAGGGAAGAGTTGCCGCCGGCTAAGTGGAATGCTCAGTATCAACAAGCGCCGACGGGTGAAGAGGGTGCGTTGGTTAAGCGTGAGTGGTGGAAGATGTGGCCGAACGACAATCCGCCGCCTTGTGAATTTATTATTCAGAGCTGGGATACGGCGTTTACAAAAAACGAGCGGTCGGATTACTCTGCATGTACGACGTGGGGTGTGTTTCATTTGAACGACGACCCGAATGATGTGAATGTGATTTTGTTAGATGCGTTTCAGAAAAGGATGGAGTTTCCTGAGCTGAAAGAAAAAGCGATGGCTAATTACAGGGAGTGGGAGCCAGACGCTTGTATCATTGAAGCTAAAGCTGCTGGGGCGCCGTTGGTGTTTGAGTTGCGCTCGATGGGTATGTTGGTGAGTGAATATACGCCGAGCCGGGGAAATGATAAGTTTGTGCGTTTGAATTCGGTGACGGATTTGTTTAGATCTGGCAAAGTTTGGGCGCCTGAGACGCGGTGGGCGAGTGAAGTTATTGAACAGATGGCTGCTTTTCCTAATGGCGAACATGATGATTTGGTGGACTCAAGTACCCAAGCGCTGATAAGATTCAGGCAGGGTGGTTTCTTGCGTCTGGATTCTGATGAACGTGAAGAGCTACAGAGCTTTCGCCGCAAAGCGGTTTACTATTAAGGTCGAAAATGATTGAACAATCTTTGAGCCAGGCCCCATTGGGTTTAGATGCATTGATGGGTGGTGATGAGCCCATGGTGGAAATTGAAATCGAAAACCCTGAAGGGTTAAAGATTGGAATGGATGGCATGGTCATTGACCTGCTGGAAGAGCCGGAAGAGGAATCTTTTGACGAAAACTTGGCCGAGGTAATGGATGCCGGCCAGCTGGGTACGATTGCCAGCGACATCGTTGAGATGGTTGATGCGGACATTAACTCACGCAAAGAGTGGGTTGATATGTACGTCAAGGGACTGGACGTCCTGGGGATGAAATATGAAGAAAGAACGGAGCCTTGGCTTGGAGCTTGTGGCGTATTTTCCACAATCCTCACAGAGGCGGCTGTTCGGTTCCAGAGTGAGACTATTCTTGAAACGTTCCCAGCTCAGGGCCCGGTCAAAACGGAAATTATTGGCGCCATCGACAAGCTTAAAGAAGATGCAGCGGAGCGTGTCCGTGAGGATATGAACTTCCAGCTCACGGAAGCGATGCCTGAGTATCGCCCTGAGCATGAAAGAATGCTGTATTCGCTGGGTTTAGCTGGCGCGGCATTTAAAAAGGTCTATTACGACCCCTCATATCAGCGTCAAGTAGCGATTTTCATCCCTGCTGAAGACCTGATCATCCCTTACGGCGCGTCTAGTTTGATTAACGCTGAGCGTGTGACTCACATCATGCGCAAAACGAAGAACGACATCAAGAAATTACAGGTGTCTGGCTTCTATCGTGACGTAGACCTGGGTGAACCTGTAACGATTCACACGGATGTGGAGAAAAAGAAGGCGGAAGACCAGGGTTATAGCCTGACTGACGACGACCGTTACCAGATTTTGGAGGTTCATATTGATTATGACCTGCCAGGATACGAAGATGAAGACGGAATTGCTCTGCCGTACATCATTACGATTGACCGTGGCACGAAAGAAGTGCTGGCCATCCGTAGAAACTGGGAAGAAGACGATACACGCCGCTTAAAGCGCCAGCATTTCGTCCAATATACGTATGTTCCTGGCTTTGGCGCCTATGGTTTGGGTTTAATTCACCTGATTGGTGGCTATGCCCGCGCTGGTACGTCAATTTTGCGTCAATTGGTGGACGCCGGTACGCTTTCTAACCTGCCTGGTGGCCTGAAATCCCGTGGTTTGCGCATTAAAGGGGACGATACACCCATTAATCCAGGCGAATTTAGGGATGTAGACGTGCCTTCTGGCACTGTACGCGACAACATTATGACGTTGCCGTACAAGGAACCGAGCCAAGTTTTGGCTGCTTTGCTTGAGAAAATCACCCAAGAAGGCCGTCGTTTAGGTTCTATTGCAGACATGAATGTGTCTGATATGTCGGCTAATGCCCCCGTGGGGACGACATTGGCGTTGCTTGAACGCCAGCTGAAAAATATGTCGGCTGTCCAGGCGCGTGTTCACTACTCAATGAAGCAGGAATTCAAACTGTTGCGTGCGATTATTCGTGACAACACGCCTCCTGAGTATGAGTTTGATCCATCTAGCGGCGACCGCATGGCCAAGCAAGAGGACTATGACATGGTGGATGTTATCCCCGTGTCTGACCCTAATAGTTCTACGATGGCGCAGCGCATCATGCAGTACCAGGCTGTTATCCAGCTGGCACAGCAGGCGCCCCAGATTTATAACTTGCCAGTTTTGCACCGCCAGATGATTGAAGTGTTGGGCATCAAGAATGCTGACAAGCTGGTGCCGGTGGAAGACGACATGAAGCCGCGCGATCCAGTGAGCGAGAACATGGCTTTCTTGAACGGCGAGCCAACCAAGGCATTTATCTACCAGGACCACGATGCACACATTGCTGTTCACACAAGCATGATGCAGGACCCATTGTTGATGGCTCAGATTGGTCAGAATCCACAAGCTCAGAAGATGATGGCCGAGATTCAGGCTCACATTGCCGAACACTTGGCGTTTGCATACCGCAAGAAAATCGAAGAGCAGCTGGGCGTACCTATGCCGGCTCCCGATTCAGAGCTGCCAGAAGAATCCGAAGTTATGTTGTCCCGTTTGGTGGCTCAAGCTGCAACCCAGTTGTTGGCTCAGAGCAAAGGCCAGGTTCAGCAGCAGCAGGCTCAGCAGATGGCCCAGGACCCTGTTGTTCAATTGCAGCAAGCAGAGCTGGCAATTCGCAAACAAGATGCGGAAACCAAGCTGCTCAAAGTCAAGGGCGACTTGCAAATCAAAGCGGAAGAGCTGGCGCTCAAAGCGCGCGAAGGTGCAGCCAAGATGGGCGAAGACCCCAACATGGCGGCTATGCGTACCCAACAAGAAATCATCCAGGCTCAAGAGCTGCATGCGTTAGAAATGGCTGGCCAGCAAATGGCATTACAGCAACAACAAGCGCAGGCTCAGCAAGCTATGGGTCAGAGTGACCAGCAGCACCAGATGGAGCTGATGACTAAATTGATGCAAGCCCAAAAGGCTCAGAAAGGTGAATGATGGCTAATCTGCTTGAAGTCTTAGATGGCAAGCTTGACGAACAAATCAAGCAGATAGTCGATGTGATTAGTGCTGGTGGAGCTAACTCCCACGAGCATTATAAGGAACTGTGCGGGACGATCCGAGGTCTGCAAACCGCCCAGTATGAACTTGCTGACCTCGTGCGAAAAACAAAGGAATATGACGATGACTGAATTTGATGTGAAAGCTATTGACTTAAGCGGTGTGCTAAATACCAACGCTGAAGAAAAAGCTAAACAAGTGCCGGACCCGGTCACATACCACTTGCTGTGTATGTTGCCAAAGGCAGAAGAAGAATTTAGTGAAACAGGTATTTTGAAATCTGCAACCGCGATGTACCACGAGGAGCTGCTGTCTCCAGTGTTGTTTGTGGCAAAGATTGGCCCCGATGCTTTCCAAGACAAAACCAGATTCCCCTCTGGCCCGTCATGCAAAGTTGGCGACTTTGTGTTGGTTCGTCCCAACACTGGAACCCGCATGAAGATTCATGGCACCGAATGGCGCCTGATTAACGACGACTCAGTCCAGGCTGTTGTGCAAGACCCACGCGGTATCCAGCGCCCCAACTAAGGAGTAAATCATGGCCGATATTGAAAAAACAGAATTTGAATTTCCCGATGAAGTTGAAGTGAACGCCCGTAAAGGCGGCAAAGTAGTGGAGCCTGAATCGGATGCGGAAATTGAAGTTGTAGATGACACGCCACCAGCAGACCGTGGTCGTACACCTATGGCCGAACCGCCTAAAGAATTTGCTGAAGATGAGCTGACCAAATACGACGAAGGCGTCCAGAAGCGAATCAAGCATTTCACCAAGGGCTACCACGAAGAGCGCCGGGCTAAAGAAGCTGCTCAGCGGGAAAAAGACGAGGCACTGCGCTTTGCACAAGCGCTGGCCGAAGAAAACAAAAAGCTCAAGGGATCTGTGAATCAGAACCAGGCGGCTTTGATTGAGCAAGCTAAAAAGGTAGTGGCCAATGAGCTGGAAGCAGCTAAGCGTCAATACAAAGCTGCTTACGAATCTGGTGATTCAGAAGCACTGGTCAATGCTCAGGAAGCATTAACTAGCGCAAAGATGAAAGCTGAAAAAGTAAATAATTTTCGGCCCACCCCTTTACAGGAAACAGAAACTCCTGTACAAATGCAACCGCAGCCTACTAAACCTGCGCCGCTCGACGACAAACTGCTTGCTTGGACTGAAAAGAACCAGTGGTTTGGCCCGAACAAACGCATGACTTCATATGCTCTTGGGCTACATGAAGATTTAGTAAGCGAAGGGATACCAGCTGGCAGCGAAGAATACTACCGACGTATCGACGCTGACATCAGGGAAAGATTCTCGGATCAGTTTGGAGCCGAAGAGTCCGTTGATGCGAAACCTCAACGCACTAAATCCAACATCGTTGCACCTGCAACCCGTAGCACAGCGCCTAAAAAGATCGTGCTGACGCAGACACAGGTGAATATCGCCAAGCGATTGGGGGTTCCATTGGAACTGTACGCTCGTAAGGTTGCTGAAGAAATGAGGAAATGAAAATGGAAAAATCTGCTCGCCAACCACGCGAACTTGATACACGCGAAAAAATGGAGCGTCCAAAACAATGGATGCCACCTAAGCTTTTGCCGGACCCAAATCCGGAAGAAGGTTATGCGTTTCGCTGGATTCGAATTGCGTCACAAGGTAAAGATGACCCCACGAACTATTCCTCGAAGCTTACCGAAGGCTGGGAACCCGTAAAGGCTTCTGATCACCCTGAGATTCGTCTGTTCAATGCTATTGGAAACAAGTTTCCCGACAGTATTGAAGTGGGAGGTTTGTTGCTTTGCAAAACACCTGTGGAGTTTACGCACCAGCGTAATGCGCACTATAGACAATTGTCTGAGTCGCAGATGCAGTCTGTAGATAACACTTACATGCGCGAAAATGACCCGCGGATGCCTATGTTCAAAGAACGTAAGTCCACGGTAACTTTCGGAAAAGGTATCTAATTTTTTGGAGTCTTAAATGGCATATCCTACCGTTTCAAAGACGTATGGTCTGAAGCCAGTCAACCGACTGGATGGTCTGCCCTACGCCGGAGCGATCCGTCAAATCCCTATTGCAGCTGGCTACGCTACTGCAATC